GAGTGTATTAATCTATAATATTAACCCAGATCTTAAATCTGCGGCAAGAAAAGTTCGCTGCGGTTATGATGCTAATGGTCTTGTAGTCCTTGAAGAAAGTAGAGAGAGTGAGATTCTCTACACAGATCGTACAGAGTTTGCTAGTGATGCAGAATCACAGCCAGAGATTCCATCTGACTTAGAACTCACAGTTCTCGGTTATACAACAGATCCATCTCCTTGGTATGTTATTAGTGAAGATCCAAATAAGGTTCTCGATGCTATAGCTAACTATGATGCTTACGATCAATTCGGTTGGTTGACAAACGTAGCTAAAGATGCTGTGTATTGCGGAAATCCTACATTTGCTGCATTAGACGATGTAGAACAAAAAGCTAAAGAAGAAACAACAGTAGCACTTCGTAAACCAGCTACATCAAGATTCAAAGTTGATGCAAAGAATCTTCTCTATGTAATGAACAGAAATTCTTCAAGTTTCAAACAGAATGCTAGAATTGCTATTTCTAAAGGTGCTGCTTGGGATAAGAATGGAATGCCTTCTCTTACAATAGACGATGTCTATGTAACATCAATTAAGGAATTCGCTAAGACAGACAAGGCTCCAAAGATGAAAAATACTCAGCTTTTGGAATCCCTTTTCTATGGAAACGATACCCTTATTACTGGTGCAATTGAGAATGCTGGCGGAGATCCAATTTACTCTGTAAACAACAGACTTCCACACAATTGCATGCTTGGTTTCGTAAGAGCTGTTGGACGTGGTAGTTACTACAATAGCTACAGTATCAAGATCACATCTGATGCAAATCCTGCTTCTTTTGGAACTTATAAATTCCAAGTTTTTGAACTCCAGGATGGTGCAGATGTTCTTTGTGAATCCTATAACATTTCATTCGACCCATCGGCTCTTGATGCAGATGGAGAATCAATGTATTGGGTAGATGTCATCAACAAGTATTCTTCAAGAATTGTTGTAGAGGCAAATGATAATTCTATTGATCTGTTCACAACACAGATTCAAGCAGTTTATCAAAACGATCCAACAATTGCTGAAATTGCTGAAGCTGAGACATACGAAGGATCTACAATTAAGGATGGCAAGACAATTACTGCTAACGTTCCACTTGTTGGATTATTCCCAGGAGTTGTCCCAGAATTTATAACTGATGAGTTGCACGAGTCCTTTGATAAAGTTATTAATGCTGATATGGGAGTATTCTTTGACCAATTCAAAGAAGATCTTGATGCTGTCGCTGCAGAGTCTAACCTTCCATACGATGTCGTCCGTGCTGAGACATTTGCTTACGGTTTAAAGGCAAAACTTCTCTGGGAAGCATACTATGCTAAGGCATGGGCACAGAAGGCTACATATGATGCTCACAAGCAATATGAAGAGGCACTTGAACTCGATCCATCTGATCAAACTAAGGCTTATCAGATAGAGAAGGCAATAGATGCTATGAATATTGCTCAACAGATGACAACAGATGCTGACGAAATATTCACATGGGCTTCAAGTAAGAACCTCATGAATATGAGTGACAGTGATCCTGTCTCTGCTGGTGAACAAACATACTACCTTGAAAATGGTTCACTTGGTTCACTCATTAATGATAAGAAACTCGTTAATGCACAGATCGGTGATCAGATTCTCAGCTTCGCATATACTGGACTTCTCAAAAATCCAGTTATCGTAAAGAACGTTGATGAATCCACAGGAACAATTAAGTATAAACAGCAATATACAGATAATGTATATGATCTTGATTGGATCTACTTCACACTCGTTTATGATCCAGGTTATAAACCAGACGTGAAGCAGGCTGCTCTCGAGCTCGTTGACACATATCGTAGAGACTGTGTACTTCTTTCCGACTGCGGTGATAACGCTGATGCTGAGGACTGCTTGAAGTATGTCGGTGCTGTTAAGGGTGCTAAGGATTGCAGAATCTGGAACACTTATCTTGCTGCTCGTTATGAGCCATATAGCAGAGTTTATGACAAGTATACAGCTAAGGATATTTGGGTTTCACCTATTTATCACATGGCTAAACTTGTTCCACAGATGGACAGTCTCTATAATCTCTGGAATGCTGCTGCTGGTTTCACACGCGGTGTTTGCTCTGACATTAAGGAACTTCGTTACAGTCCTAACAAGGCTCAACGTGATCTTCTTTACATGGCTCAGGTCAACCCAATTGTTCACTTCCCTGAAGGAATGACTGTTTGGGGCAACCTTACCACACAGAAGAAGACTTCTACATTGAGTGACTTGAACTGCGTCCGTTGTGTCCTTTACATCAAGAGAGCACTTGAACAGTATTGCCGTAACTACATCTTCGAGATGAATGATCAGGCAACATGGGATAGTATCTATAGTGGTATTTCACCATTCCTTGACACAGTTCAGGCAAATGGCGGAATTCGCTCTTACTCACTTGAAGTCGGTGCTACAGACTATGAACTCAAGACAAAGACTTGCCACGTCAATGTAACACTTGAGCCAACAAAGATTCTAGAGAAGATTGAACTTAATCTTTATATTAAGTAATCTGATCTAGACCTTTAATTAAACTGACTAACCTATACTTATTAAAAAAAAGTATAGGTTAGTCATTTTTTTCGAACAAATTTTAAAATAGTTTGTAAAGGATTTTACAATGAGTGCTTTTAATCAGATGATGCAAAAAACGAGAGACAGAAATTGGGGCGGAACTGCACAATCTGTAGCTTGTGAACCATATATTAGTGGCTATTCTTTTGTTAAATGGAGTCTTCCAACATGTTTGAATATGTTTCATAATTGGGATGCTATAAGAACAGATGTTACAAAGTTGAATGATCAAACGGAGTCGGATGTATGGCCTACTACTCCAAATAATCTATTGGAATCAGCCTGTACATCAGTAACTCCTCCTGGAGGAACTTTAAATAAAGTTTCATTTGCTACTCTCGGTGGAGGAAAATGGGCAGTTCCTGGTTCTATTGATTATGGCAATACGATTACATTAAAATATACAGAATTCTCCGGCCTTCCTATATTTCGTCTACATAGAACATGGTGCAGAATGATTCGTGATAATAAAATTGGATTGACTGGTCTGGCTGGTAAAAATGGAAATCAGATGCAGACACAGAACGAATATAATAAGAGAGATTATTCTGCAACACTTCTTTACTGGACTACAAAACCAGACGGAGTGACAGTTGAATATTATGCTGCATATTCTGGCGTTTTCCCATTAAAAGACCCAATGGATCTTTTTAATGGTGATATTAATTCAGTAGATAAGCTAGAAATTGACATAGATTATAATGTAGACATGGTCTGGCATGAAGATTGGGTCTATGAGTTAGCACAATCTGAGGCAAAAAGCTGGGGTTATGGATGCAAATCTAAGACTCTTTGGTCTCGTGATGGCTTCCGTTATATGGAACAGCAGCCAGCACATCTTAATGAAACTCCTTCAAAGATTTAATAAGAGAGGTTATATATGAGTGCTTTTAATAATATGGTTGATAAAACAAGGGATAGAAATTGGGGCGGAACTGCTAACACAGTAGCATGTGAGCCATATCTTAGTGGCTATAGCTATGTAAAATGGCAACTTCCAACTCCATTATCCCAATTTATACAACATTATCAAGTTAGAAACTTAAATGATCAAACAACTACAGCAATTTCACAATCCACGGCAGAATGGACATTGGAATCAGCATGTACATCAGTAACTCCTCCAGGAGGTACAATTAATAGAGCAGAATATCAAGGTATCGGTGGAGTTAAATGGTCAGTTCCATCTAGCATGGACTATGGTGATTCTATTACGCTTAGATATATAGAATTTTCTGGACTTCCGATACAGAGAATCCATAGAGCATGGTTCAATTTTATTAGAGATAATAAAATTGGTCTAACTGCCTTAGCAGGTCAAACAATTCAAAATAGTGTTTCACCTTCTACTCCATATAACAAGCGTAATTATTCTGCAACACTTCTTTACTGGACTACAAAACCAGACGGAGTGACAGTTGAATTTGCTGCTGCGTATTCTGGTCTATTCCCAACTAAGGATCCACATGATATTTTCACTGGTGATATTACTGCAATTGATAAAGTGGAAATTGATATGGACTATAATGTAGATATGATTTGGCAAGAAGACTGGGTATGGAAAATGGCACAAGAAGAAGCTAAGAAGAGATTCCAAGGATCTAAGGGCAATACTCTTTGGTCCAGAGATGGATTTAGATATATTAAACAGCAAGTTGCACCAAATTCCTTCACATCATCACCTAGTATTCTTTAATACTTTTTCCAATCCATACGTCCTTTACCTTTCTGCGTATGGATTGGATTTTTCCTCGCATTTTTCTTTCCGAATAAATAAAAATAAATTGTTTTTTTATTTATGAGTGCTTTTAATACAGTTCTCAAGACACATAGAACTAGAAATTTCGGGGGAACAAGTATCCAATATGCTTGTGAACCATATATTACTGGATTCTTTTTTATAAAATGGTATCTCCCAAAAACATTGGAAAACTTCTTCAGTTCGTATGCACCGAGTACAGAAAATGGTCAGACAGATTTCACTGGATCAGGTGGAAAATTATCTTCTTGTGAAGCAATTCTTTCAGCAGCATGTACTGGAATTACACCTCCAGGACAATCCATAGACTTTGTAGAGTATAGAGGTTCTTGTGGAGTTGTTTGG